CAATGATTGGGTTTTGGGTGTAGATACCTCTCACTGGTCAGGGAAGATTAATTTCCCGAAGATGCACCAGGCGGGAGCGCGCTTTTGGATCACCAAGGCGACGGACGCTAATAAAACGACAGGCCTGCAATTTGAGGATACTGAGTTCAATAACTATTGCCGGGCCGCTTTTGATTTTGGCGAGCTGCTGACCGGTTGTTATCACTGGTTGCAATACTCAGTGGATCCGAAGGTTGCAGCGCAGTTTTACCTGGAACGTTATACACGTTACAAATTTGACTTCCCGCCCATTCTGGATTTCGAAGAGCCATCGGTGCGCGATACGGGGCGTTTTAGCGACTATGCCTGGCGTGCCAGCGAGTGGTGCAAGGAAGTTGAACGAGTAACAGGACGAAAGCCGATCATCTACACGGCTCAGTGGTTCACAAACTATTTTCAGACGAGCCATTTGTCCTGGATGCAAGCCTATCCGTTATGGATTGCCAACTATTCCTGGTGGGCAAATGATATTGCCAAAGTGCCTGTCAATTATCCAAAACTGAAGTTTGAGGACAGGGTATGGGATGACTGGGCGATATGGCAATACTCAGCCGATACAAACGGACGCGGCGCAGAGTTCGGTGTGCAGGCAAAGAGCATTGATTTGAATTGGTTTCAGGGAAGTTACGCAGATCTATTGCACTGGTTGAAGGTTGATGAGCCGGTGCCAGAGCCATTGACACTCGAAGAGCGCGTTGAACGCCTGGAGTTGGCGGTGTTTGGATAAAAAGCAAATCATAGGGAAATTGTAGGAAAAATAGACATTAATTGAGTAAAAACACAAGAAAAATATAGTGAAACCGAAGAATTTACGTGCAGAAATAGAAAGCTTGGATAGTGATCTGAAAATTCAGTATGTATTTTCGCGCTGTAAAACAACCAGTAATGGCAAAGCAATTAATGATGCCGGTTTTTCAACTGCCACCTTTTATGGTTGGCCCCAAGAAGAGCGAGATTACCTAAATTCACTGGCAATGCGTTTGAAAACAGAGACGGGCTTACGAGCCACTTTGTTATTGCAGGAAGCGGCTGAGAGTGCAGCGAAAGTGAAGATCGATGGGTTGAAATCTCGCAATGAACGCATAAAGCAGGCTTCAGCAACAGAAGTGCTTGATCGGATCATTGGCAAACCGTTTCAATCACTGATCACCCAGGTAAACATGGCGGCCGACGAAGAGGACAGCCAGGAGATGACGCTGTTCAATTTGCCCGCTAATGCGATTGCCAGCTCGTTTTTTGATGTGTATCGGGATATTCAAGCAGCCGCACATACTGAGTATGTATTCAAAGGGGGACGAGGGTCCACCAAATCTTCATTCGCATCAGAGGTACTGATTGAACTGCTGATCAATAATCCGGAGTGGCACGCGCTGGTGGCCAGGAAGGTTGGCAACACGCTGCGGGATTCGGTGTACAGCCAGATTGTGTGGGCGATCGATTATCTGGGCTTGACGGAAAAGTTCAAGTGCATCACATCGCCGCTTGAAATCACGTATATTCCGACGGGGCAAAAGATTTACTTCCGGGGTGGCGACGATCCGCTAAAGATCAAATCGATCAAACCCCGTTTTGGGTATATCAACATTCTGTGGTTTGAGGAGCTGGACCAGTTCAAGGGTGGCTCGGAAGTGCGCTCTATCGTGCAATCCGCGCTGCGTGGTGGTGACAAAGCGTACGTTTTCATGAGCTTCAACCCGCCCAGGAGCAAGACCAACTGGGTTAATAAAATGCTGGAGATACCCAAGCCCAACCGGTATGTGCATGAGAGCGATTACCGGACGGTGCCGGTGGATTGGCTCGGCCAGGCGTTCATTGATGAAGCGGAGTATTTGAAAGAGATCAACCCGGCGGCTTATGAACATGAGTACCTGGGCTTGCCGACCACAGCAGGCGGGTTGGTGTTTGAGAACGTGGAGATCAGAGCGATCACTGATGAAGAGATCGGGCAATTTGACCGGATTCATGACGGGCTTGACTTCGGTTACTACCCGGATCCAGCGCAGTGGGTGCGCTGCCACTATGATGCGGCCAGAATGACGCTGTATATCTTTGATGAGTATCGTGGTTGGAAACACAGCAATTCGGAACTCTATGAAGCCCTGGTTGAAATGGGGGTTGGTCCAGAGGACACGGTGATCGCAGACAGCGCCGAACCTAAAAGCATTGCTGATTTGCGGGCTTACGGCCTTTCGTGTATTGGTGCTGAAAAGGGTCCAGAGAGCGTGCGCTATTCGATGAAATGGCTGCAATCGCTGGTCAAGATCGTGATCGACAATAAGCGTTGCCCATATGCAGCGGAAGAGTTTTTGAACTATGAGCACGAGCTAAACAAAGACGGGGAGTATATCAGTGCCTTCCCGGATGCTGATAACCATGCGATCGACGCTGTGCGCTATGCGACCAACCGGATTTGGAAGCGGCGGGGTAAGAAATAATGTTCAGAAAAATACTGAGTTGGGTCAGGGAGTGGATCAAAAAGATGATAGGAAAACAAACGGTTGATAAGGCGCTAAATATCGAGGTTGCTTTTTCTTCGAAAATGGCAGAGGAGATCGAGCTGTGGGCGCGGATGTATGAAAACAAAGCGCCCTGGTTGAACGCAGATGTGAAAAGTATGGGCTTGCCGGCGGCGATTGCTTCGGAACTGGCACGGCTGACGACGATCGAGATGGAAGCCGAGTTCACCGGCGGGGCGCGGGCCACCTGGCTTGAGGAACAATTCGGGCGGGTGATGGACAAATTGCGTCACCAGGTGGAGTTTGGCTGCGCAAAAGGTGGGCTGGTGTTCAAGCCGTATATCGTCGGTGAGCAACTGGCGATCGACTTTGTACAGGCAGATCAGTTTTATCCGGTGGCATTTGATGCGGATGGGATGATCACTGCAATCGTATTTGTGGACCAGCGACGCAAGGGCGATTACTGGTATACGCGGCTGGAGTATCACAACATGACAGATGCGGGCTGTCAGATCATCAACAAGGCATACCGATCGACCAACCAGGACACGCTGGGGCAATCGGTGAGCCTGGACAGTATCGACGCCTGGGCGCAGATTGAGGATGAAGCGCTGATTACGGGGATTGAGCAGCCGCTATATGCGTATTTCCGTTATCCACTGGCAAATACGATTGATGCTGATTCACCGCTGGGCGTGTCATGTTACAGCCGGGCGACGGGACTGATCAAAGAAGCAGATACTCAGTGGTCGAATTTGTTGTGGGAATTTGAAGCAGGGCAGGCGGCAATCTTTGTAGATGAACTGGCTTTTGGGAAAGATGCTCAAGGGCGCGCAAAGCTACCGCACAAACGGCTTTATCGGGCGTTGGAGACCGGCGCGGTGGATAACAGCCTGTTTCAGGGCTGGTCACCGACCCTGCGTGAGCAAAGCATACTGAGTGGTTTGGATGCGATCCTCAAGCGGGTGGAATATTCCACGGGGTTGGCTTACGGCACGCTATCTGATCCCAACACTGTGGACAAGACGGCTACGGAGATCAAGATCAGCAGGCAGCGCACCTATGCGACTGTGGTGGATGCGCAGAAGGCACTGGAAAACGCCCTGGTCGATCTACTGTATGCGATGGATGTGTGGGCAACGATCGGCAATCTGGCACCTGCGGGTGGCTATGACGTCGCGTTTCAGTTTGACGACAGCGTGATTGTGGATAAGGACACCAGTTTTCAACAGGATTTGCGCCTGGTGGGGCAGGGGTTGATGAGCAAATTGGAGTTTCGAATGCGCAACTTTGGGGAGAGTGAAGAAGCCGCGAGGATGGCGCTGGAACAGATTGAAGAAGAACGACAGCCGATGTTTATACCGGAGGTGGAATAACAAAATATAGTTTTATTTGGAGGTATAAATGGCATTACAACTATTTCAGATTGGCGATACACAGTTTTGGGTATTAGCAGACAACACACGCAGGATTGAGGATTTGGAGGCGAGATTGTGAGCGGCGTATTTCACACAACAACCGACACGGTGGATGCTCAAAACATCCCTGCTATGTGGGTTGTTCGATAATAATCTATGTACTTAGGAGGTACAAAAAATGGCAACATACAATAAATTTCAATGTTTTGTGGAAGACCTTGCAGAGAAAAAGCACAATCTCGCAAGCGACACCCTCAAGGTGGCGTTTTCCAACGCTTCCAACGCTCCGTCTGCTTCGGCTCATGTCAAGTTGGCGGACATTACAACTATCGCCACGACCAATCTGGACAGTGTAACTTTGACCGTATCGAGCTCAAGTCAGACTTCCGGCACGTACAAATTGGTGGTTGCAGACAAGACCCTGACTGCGACAGGCGATGTACCAGCGTTTCGCTATGCGATTATTTACAACGACACCGCCGCGAACAAAGAGCTCATCTGCTTCTTCGACTACGGCTCGGAAGTCACGCTCGCAAATGGCGACACGTTCAAACTCGACTTCGGCACAGAACTGTTTAGTTTGGCGTAATCGGAGGTAACTAATGGCAATCGTATACTGCTCATGGGCGACTGGCGATGATACAACTGGCACAGGTACGGCTGCCGCTCCATATAAAACAATCACGAAAGCGTCCACGTCAAGAACTGCTGGCGATGAGGTCAGGGTTGCTAAAAGCCCTGACCCAACTGCCTTGACTGGTACAACTGCGTGGACACTGAATGACACGAGCGTTACTGGCACTAATACGCTCTTTACGACCGAGTTGGCAATAGGCGACTTCATTTCTGCGCCTGACGGTAATTGGTATGAGGTCATTACGATTACATCAAACACGAGCGCAACGCTTTATAAGAAATACCCATCTGCAAGCGCAAGCGGACATTTAAGTCAGAAGTTAGGTGTGACAGATACAGGTGCGGCGGCAGGTTCTACGACTTCGGTACAAACAGTCAGCGCATCGGGTACTTCCAGCGCAAATCTCAAAATTAGCGGAGGGTGGGACTTATCGACTGAGACTCAAACTGGGCAGACTTTCTTTCGTCAGTTGAACACGACTACTTTTACTAATCGTTATGGCTACGGATTATATATAAGCGGAAAAACTTATACTGAGCTTTCAAATCTAAATTTTCTCCGCTATCGTAACGGCATCTACTACTCCAGCGGCAGCAACAACACCATCACGAGCGCAACCTGCAACTCGAATGGCTACTACGGCATCTACTACGACAGCAGCAGCAACAACACCATCACGAGCGCAACCTGCAACTCGAATGGCTACTACGGCATCTACTACTACTCCAGCAGCAGCAACAACACCATCACGAGCGCAACCTGCAACTCGAATGGCTACTACGGCATCTACTACGACAGCAGCAGCAACAACACCATCACGAGCGCAAC